ATGAATCAGCAGCGATGGAATGAGCAGGTGGAAACCGTGGTGAACACGCACTCGGAAGCTATTGATGAACTCAGAGAGTTTCAGCGTCATCTGGAAGTAGATAAAGGCGCTAACGCACTGATGCAGGTGCACGAAAGGCAGATGGCTAGTGCAGGAACCTATATCAACCTCATCTTGGTAGCAGGCTATGCAGGTTTTTTTGGGCTTTGGTCCACACTTTCCCCAAAGCTACCGCCTCGTTTGTATGCGCTCTGTGGGCTTCTTGCTGTGCTTTCTCTGGTGTTATTTATAGCTTGGGAGGTCATCAAGATGATATGGAGCAACATCCATATGTCTCGAACGAGCGCGATGATACAAAACATGAGTGGGCCTGAGCTTATCCAGCGGTTCATCGCATCAAGTCAGTTATTTCAAGTTCGGTCACAGAGGGTATGGTGGTTTTTTTTGGTCCCTTCAGTGCTAAGCGGTTTGGCTGCAGGCTCTCTGTTAATGTGGATTTTCTGCTATCAATTGTGGCAAGCCTTTCAATAAGGCGCTTAACGAACAGAAAGGAACCCCCGCTACGGTCGCCGTGGTTACAATGGGCAATCATTCACCGCAAGGAGCAGTAACAAATGAGTAAGTACGAAGAATTCGAAGCGCTATACACCGTTGAAAAGCTGAACGACTACGTGAAACAAGGTTGGGAGCTGGTTGGCAATCCGACCAGCTGCACCCACCCGGACACTGGGAAACCTGCGACGTGCTGGACAGTGGGTAAGCCGAAGGAGAAGAAAGACCCGATGGAAGGCTTCAAGATGGGTAAGCACGTCACCGGGTAGTAAGTCCGCTGCGTTACCAATAACGCCGCTTATGTCAAAAAGGCCCCCACATCGAAGCCAGGTGTGGGGGCCTTTTTGCTACCTACCGTCCGCCGGAATGCCGTGGACTGGATTACCACGCCCCCCTATGCTGGTCACGTGATTCCACCCACTCATCCCTGATAAGGAGATCCGCTCATGGCTACCCCTGAAGCAAATCCAAAGCCCGCCCAATTCCAGTTCGGCGAACCTCGAGTCGAGCTGAGCACGGCCGTACTGCAGCACTTTTGGGGGGATCTACTGGATAACTTGCGCCGCGTCGAACATGACGGTGCCGAGATCGAGATCGACACCGCAACGGCAAAGGGCTTTATCTTGGGTTTGTCTATTGGTGCTCTGATTACGGATGAGCAACGCGACCTGATGTACGAGCTGCTGTCCAAGGCTCGCGAGGCAGCTGTGCGTCGCACCCATCGACACGCTTAGGGCTGACGCCATGATCGGTCAGGCCATTCAGTCCGATACCTTGAAAGTCCTGGTCAGCCAGCACGTGGTACGGGAAGTAGTGGTGGGCCGCCTTGCAGGAGACAACAGCAAGTGGACGCTCTCCATCCGTTTGGGCAGTCCCACCGCGCGCCTGGTGCCAGTGCGCTCGCGGCGTGAGCCGTTGCGCATCTGGTCGAGCCTGACGGCCGTGGGGCGTTTTGCCGAGGCCGTGGGCCTCGCGGGTTTCAGTGTAGAACTGTGACCGGCGAAAGTTTTAACGCCAACTGCAGCATGCCCACCACATCTGGCCCGTCCTCATTGATCCAGGTCCCATAGTGCTGACGGATCATATTGCCGTTGGTATGCCCCATCTGTTCGGCGATCCAATCGATTGAGGCGATGCCGGTGGTCAGCAACTGACTGGCGTAGGTGTGCCGGCACTGACCTGGCCCACGGTATCGAACCCCCGCTGCAAGTAGATGCGCCTTAAAAAACCGGTCACGCACCACGAAGTCGTTGGCATGGGGCAGGCCGCTTTTGGTGTTCAAAAACACGAAGTGCAAGGTGTGCTTGCGTACCGTCTTATTGTCACGTTCAACAATCTCCACGGTTTCCGCTTTGCGCTGTCGAGTCAGGGCATCGATCTTGCGCAACGCTTCCCAAGCGGGAGCGAGCAAACGCACCTTGCGCATCGAGCGGCGGGTTTTGGTGACGCGATAGGCACCGCGTACCTTCGATCGGCGAAAGGTTACGGTGCCTTGTTCCAGGTCGACGTCCTCCCAGGCCAAGGCGATGGTTTCAGACACACGTGGGCCAGCCCACAACATGAACTGCACCATCAGCAGCTCATAGGTGCGGTTGGTCGGCGTTTCCAGGATCTGTTTGATTTCCGCCCGGGTGAACGGGTCCGGTGCTTCGGGATCGGGGAGACGCACCATCAAGCCTTCGGTGGGATCGTGGGCGACTTTCATCCGGGTGCGATAGAGCCGAAACACCTGGCGCACGTTACTGATGATGTCGCGGATGGTCTTGTTTTTGAGGGTTTTGGACAGCGTGCCCTGAATCCACTCCTGCAGGTCCAGGTGATCGATTGCGTTGATTTGCACCTTGCCCCAGCGTGGCCGCACATGCACCTCGGCCTTGTTGGCGTAGCCGCGATAGCTTGAAGCCGCCACACTGTTGGCCTTGATCCGCAACCACAGGTCCAGGTAGTGACCAAAGGTGTTTTCCACCAGCCTGGTCGAGTTGGGAAAGTGGCGGGCGTAGTCAAAGATGCCGGAATCAATCTCGTATTCGATGATGGCAAGCAAGCGCTTTGCCTGGGCCACCGTGGCCGGTTTGTTGCCTCCTGGTATGGACTCACGGCACTTTTCGCCGTCGTACTGAAAATAGATTCTCACGGAATTGCCGCGAGCTTCGACCCCACTCATGTAAACCCCTAACGCTGTACTCGTGTAACGACAGTCTGACGATCGGAAACAAAAAGGCCCGTTTCCGGGCCAAGTATCTGGTGGCGCATCTTCTGGTGGACGCGGCTTACCGTTTCGGCTTCTGGTTGCGTAAATGGGCGTTTTGCAGCTGGCGCCGCTGGCTGCATTTCAGGTGACTGCCTTGTATACGCCAATAGCCGCATTGATCGCATAGGCTGGTGTGGTCAATGTTCCAGGGAAAGCGGCGTGCGGTGGCTGCAGTAGGACGGTCAGACATGGCGTGATACACCCCGTGTTGCTGGCTTGGCGAGCAATTGGGCGACCACGGCCGCATCCGTTTCGCTCAATTCGCCCAGGGTGCTGGCCATCTTACTTAGACTTTCCAGACGGATTCGTGATTCGGGCGTTTTATGTACCAGGTAGCCTATGACGGCCGCGCCAATAATCGCGGTGGCCACCAGATGCCGTGCCGGTGTGATAGCCTTTGTGCCGCTGCTGCTTTGGGTCTGCGCTTGCATGGTTTAGTCCTCGGTGGTGGTTGGGTGTCGGGGAGCTGCAACTCCTCGGCACTGCTTTTTTAAACCGTCAGTCCTTGCGGGCCAGGTGGATCACCAGGCCGTCAAAATCGGGTTCATGCTCAACGCATGATTGCCACGCCAGTACCCTCAGAATTTGTTGCCGGCTGCAGTCGTCCACCAGGATTTCGCGCTGGCCACCGGCTGCCCTGACTTCCAGAATCTCCAACAAACCATCCTCGCCATATGCACCGGCCTGGATGACCGGTGCGCTCTCGCCGGTGAATTCCAAGCGGTCCTGCACGGCTTGCAGCTTGCTTGTTTTGCCTTTGCCGGCAGTGCCCATAAACACTTGAATCTGCATCGTTGTTGCTCTCCTTTATGCCTTGAATGTCCAGCACTTCACTGTGGTCGGCCGGGGTTGTGAACACGGGTTGCGGTTGTTGAAAGCTGCACGTACCGCGCTGTGGACGGCCTTATTGCTGTCCAGAAACTTGCGGGAGCGGGACTCCTTGAGCAGATCGCGCAACGTGGCCACGTCGGCCACCTTCTGTTTGTGCTCGACGGCGCGCTCGCAGAACTCGTTGAGGTTGATAGCGATCACGGTCGGGTCGGTGCTGTGGTCCACCACCGGGTCTTCACTCAAGGATTCGAGGTAGTCGTAAACCTCCCAAAACTCGGCCACGGCGGCATGGTCGGAGCTGATCGACGCCTGGCGCTCGATGGCCATCCGCACGATCTGACGCTGGGTGGCAGCGACCTGGGGGGCACTCAATTTCAGGACCAGGCATAGGCCGTCCAGCAGCGATAGCATTTGCGCGTGGTTTTTGCTGATGCGCTCCACGCGGATGTAGCCGCGCAGGTCATAGCCGCAGCTGGTGCAATTGCCCTGGTCACTGGCATAGGCCGTGCTGCAGGCGAAGCAATGAGTGTGCAAACGGCGCAGCTTGGATTCGTGCTCGGGCACACGCTGGGCGAATAGCTCAAGCACCGCCGACTCTTTCCCTACCGCTCGCAATAGGAAGTGGCTGAGGGTGCTACCGTCCAGAGCATTGAGTTGATCCGCTGCCGCACGGCTTTGCGGTGTAACGATCGGGCGCACAAAATGCAGCTTCACAATGCGCGTCATGATCGCTTCGTGCGCCACCACGGCCGCGTTCTGGCTGATAGCAATCGTGCCCCGGAATGGCGGCTCGTAGGTTTCGTTGCCTGCCGTCTTGACGCCTTTCGTAGCCAGCGTGCCGCCGCCGTAGAAGTCCTTCAGCTCGTCCCATTCAAAGGTTTTCGCGTGTGCCCGATCATCGCCGTGACGATCGGCCTCCAGGAACACAACGGGCATACCGGAGACTTGACCCATCAAACGGGAGCGTCCTGCCTTCGTTGATTTCATTGGGTCGAAGCCTTCATAGCCTTCGCGGCCGAGCAGCTTCCACAGCAGGTTCAGCAGGGTGGTCTTGCCCGCGCCAGCTTCGCCCGTGGCCTCCAGGAAGGGGAAGGACTGATAGCGAGCGCGAATCTGTTCGCAAAACAACGAACCGAAAAAGAACACCAGTGCGACAAAGCCCTGGGCGCCGAAGCAGGTCCACAGCAACTGCACCCACTTTTCGTCAAAACCCTTTGCTTCACGCTGTAGCTTGATCGGGACGCCTTTTTGCAAGGTTTTTAAGCGCAGCTTGCCGAACTCGAAATAGTCTTCGCTGTTGACCTTGTAAGTGGTGCCATCCTTGATTGCGATATCGCCGTAGACGTAACAGGCGTACTCCTTGCTGTAGCCCACGTAGTCGATCGTTGACACGGTTTTGATGCCGAACAGCTGATCTTTCATGAGCTTGTCGAGCTGCTGGCCACTGCCGGTAAACATCGCGCCTGCCGCCATGCCGAGCAGCCGCTTTTTGAATTCGCTTGCGGCTGATAGCTGGCCGCTGGTGAAGGTGTTTTTCACACTTTCAGAGTCGTGCGGGAAGTCCACGCGCATGTAGTACCAGGACTCGTCCGTCACTTCGTTGCGTTGGAAATAAAGTGCCTGGGGGTAGCAGTTGGCGATCTCCACGACGCTGCCGGACTGCTGCAGCGCCTTTTCGCGCTGTTGCGCCTGGTTCAGTAACTGGTCGTCGTGGTTCTCGCTGTCCTCGATGTCGGACATGGCCCGGTTGAATTTCTCCATGTCCAACTTGAACCAGTACAGGCGGTTGCCGAAACCCAGGTGAAATTCCCCGCGCTTGTTCCAGTCGTAAATGAGCAACGCTTTTTCCGCCGCGCTTTCGGCCAGCAACAGGGCGCCGTGATGGCGGGCTTGTTTGAGGTCAGTGGTGATCTGGTCGGTGCGTTTGGTTTCGTCCTGGATGAAGCTCCAGCGCTGATGAAGGTCGTTCCAGTCCGACTTGCGACCGTCGCGTTGCGGGATCTGTGCTGACTCGCAGATGAACCCCAGGGCACGGGCCTCACGGACCCAACGCCTGGTGTAGGCGTTTGCGCTCGGCTCGTTGTCCAAAGCCCATACCAGTTTGGGCAACTTTGCGCCCTCCCGGGTCTTAATCAGAGCCTTGAGCGAGTCCCCAGGAAACGCGTTGGAAGACATGGCCGATACGGCCGCGATGTCGTTGTGCACCAGGGCGATGGCGTCGAAGATCCCTTCGACAATCCAAATTTCCTTGGCTTCCAATAGGTCGACGCAGGGCGGGCACCACCAAACGCCGCGATAGCTGTCCTTGGATTTGAAGCGAGCTTTCATCTTGCCGAAGCGGTGTGGCTGATCAATCAGGCGTTCCCACCAGCCGCCTTTTTCCAAGGCGAAGCGCACTGTTGCGCTGCCGGCGTTGTGTTCAGCGGAGTAGAACGATTCCTGGGTGAACCAGCCCTTGATCAGCTCAAACCGAAAGCCTCGGGCGAACTCCAGGTAGGCGCGTGCCGTTGCGTTGGGATGCAGGTCTGTCGCCGGCGCTCGCTTACTCCAGTTTTCGAACAGATCGTCGTACAGCTCTTTCACATGCAGGGTGTGGCCGCACTTTTCGGGCCGCCCGCAGATCACCATCCAAGGCGTATCAAAGCGGGAATACAGCTCTTTCTTTTTGCACTTGGGGCATATGCCGCCGCGCATGTAGTCGGTGCCCGTGCGGTGCTTGAGCCCGAAGTCGGCCTGAAGGCGTTGCAGCACGTCGTGACGAAGTTCTTCTTTCATGGGTTACTTCACTGCTTTGAGGCTGTGGGACAGGGCTGCCATAAGGCGTTTTTGCGCAGCCATGACCGGAATATGGGCGAGAATCGCGCCATGGCGCAGACCGGCCGCAACAAGGCGGAATTGGTCGTCGTACCAGTGTTCATTGAGGCTCAAGCGATACTGTTCGCGCAGGTTGGCCAGCAACGCTTCTGCCTCTGCTGGAGGCAGTTGTGTGGTGACAATTACGGCGTTTGTCATCGTTAAACCTCAATTTCGGGCGCAGCTCACCCAAACCCACGGGATGTGGGGCCGGCGATTGGTTGGGGTCGGTGTTACAAGTTCGCGGAACGTTGGCGGCGCGCCAGTTCCAATAACTCGGTGTGGGCGAGGTAAGTCAGTTTGGTTGCAACTGGTTCGGCCACGTCGAGGTTCTCCACCAGATGAATGACTGCTCGGTTGCGTAGCGCTGACAGATCGCCCAGGTGTTCGGATTGGTGGCGCTTAAGGAACGCCAGTGCAGCGTTTTGCACGCACTGTTGATAGTCCAATGCATTGATTTGAGGGTTCATTGGCCTTTACCTGATTTGGCGCGGTAGAGGTCGATAGCGGCATGAATTTCGGCAGTACGTGCAGCTATGTGCAAGACGTGCGCGTTCAGGATCAGCTCGGCCTCATCTTTGGTGATCACGCCGTCCTCGATAGCCTGAGCGATAACCTGATCGACCGTGCCCTGTTTAGCCGAGGTCTGCACTGCCCGTGCGTACATCTCAACGTTGTCGAGGTTTTCCGGTTGGATGACCGGCACGAACATGCCGCCGTACAGTGCTGCGACGTAGTTGGCTAGGTGCTGGGTGCCGGTGACTTGTTCCAGTTGAAAGATCTGTAGGTCCGTCAGCGGGCGGCAGTTGTTGTTCTCGTAAGCGTGGTTATCGAACTTCTTGAGTGATAGGCCTATGCGAGCGGCGGCCCGTTCGCGGCCACCGTCGAAGGTGCAAATAATTGCACTGACAACTTCACGGCGTGTTTTCAGAACCTGACTTTTCATATTCTGCTGTTCCCTCAGGGGCTTGGCCATTACTGTTCAATCACACCGTCTTTGATTCCGAGTAATACGGCTGCGCGATGAGCCTCCCCACGACGGCATTGGCTCTGCCCACTCAGGACCGCATAGACGGTGCTGGGGTTAAGTTGATGTTGAGCTGCGAAGTCTTTGGCTGACTGGCCACGCTTCTCCAACGATGCACGCGCCTGCTGGCGAGCTTGCTCGGTGATGGGTGAGTTGGGCATAGTGCAATTCCTTGCGTTTTCGTGTGATGACGAGCGCAGGATGTGGCAAAAATCTGCCAATGTAAATATCTGGATGGAAAAATATTGACACTCTCCGAAGAGATTGGCGCAAGGTTGCGCCAACAACGGGCCCAGGCTGGGCTGACGCAAGATCAACTTGCGGAACAACTTGGTGTCTCGAAAAGAACTCAAGGAAACTACGAGTCCGGTGCCAGTGACGCACCAGCCTCTTACTTGAGCTTGGCCGCAAGCACGTTCGGATTTGACGTGCTTTACATCATTAGCGGAACTCGTACTACGCTGAGAAGTGATGCATTGTCTGAGGTTGAAGACAGCATTGTTCAGCAGTACCGCAGCATTCCTTTGGACGATCAAAAAGCCATCCGGCGCTTTCTTAAAGCCGTTGCTGACGATACTGCCAAAGGGGTGAGTTAAGCCCTCACTTCTCGTCTTGCCACTCGCTTGCCCCCATATCACTGCGACAGCAATGGATTTTATGGAGTGGTAAGCATGTTGGATCGCACAAACGCGGATGTCGGTTACGTTGAAATGGCAGCATCCGCGCGGTATGAGCTTTCGCACACTGAGCGACGTCTGATTGGGTTGTATCGTCAGTTGAGCCTTCGCGACAAACAGCGATTGCGCAGACTGACCGAAGCGCTGATAAGCAACCCGGATCATTCCGACGAAGACTGACCCCTGCGCCGCTGAAACTCGATTGTCGGCGGCGCGCATTATGCGACGGCCTGCGATCCGAGCTTTTCAAATAGCTCCTGCTGTTGGGCCCTAGGCATATCTCTCAGCCGATCCATCAACAGCCTGTCGAACGTCTGAGCGGATGGGCTAAGCGTATGAGAAAACGTAAGGTTAGCCACCCAGCTATGTCCGCACTTGGCATCGAGACATTGGCAGTAAAGTTTCGCGAAGTCGGCGGATAGCACATCACGCGATGCGATCCGACCTTTGTGCCCGCACTTACAAGTCACTCTCATATTCCCTCCCCAGGGTGCAACGAATTGCCACTATGTTCGCATGTGGTGCAGTATATTTCTCTACTTGTGAAGTATCAGGTAGTGGTTTCACCTGCTTTATCGATCTTTTTCCAGTCGATGCGCCTGTCATGACGAAGTACATCATTGAGTTGGTTGAACAGCTGACAGATCGGCCTGATCTCGTTGCTGGTGTACACACGATCTATTTTTTCGATGTCCCCGAACCCACCGTTGTTTTCCGGGATGATTCCGGCCAAGGCAGGGTTCATACGCCACGCCGCGATCACGTCATTGCGCGTGATGTTCTTCACCTTCTCTAGTTCGTCCTTGGCCTGGAAGTCCCCTACGGGGATGATCTGGATGGCGTTTTCCTTGCCGTTGGGGATGTTGACGAACATCGAGCGGAAGTTACCCACACCCTTGCTTGCGCTGATTTGGGCCCGCAGGTTCTCTTCGTCTTCTTCGGTCAGGTCCGGGTCGTTTGTGTAGAAGATGTAACCCGCGTGCGCGCCGTTGCTGTAGTAGCGCCGGCGGAATAGGGTGGCAGCTTCGTTCAGCAACAGCGCCTGCAGGCCGCCCAGATAGTCGGGCACGCCGTAGATGTTCTGTTCCACGTCGTAGTCCAGGACGTGTTCGATTTCGTCTTGGTGGAAGTCCATGTACTTGCTGTCTGGCAGCAGCATCCTGAAACCGCCGTCGACCTTTACCCGCATGTTGATCGCCGGTAGGTGCTGCATCTCCAGAACTTCACCAAAGGCGTTGGTATCACGATAGAAATACGCCTCCCCGAACACCATGTAATCCAGGCTCGCCCGGCCCATGGTCTGCGTGCTGCAGCCCTCGGACGGGATGAATTCACGCAGCAGCAGGTTGCGCTTGAACTTGGGGATGGCGCCGTGGTGCGCGTTGGCGCGCAGTAGCTTGGCCAGGCCCGCCCGCGACACCGGAGGCTTGTAGATTTCGCCGTCGTCGCTGAGAAACACCCCCAGGTACTCGCCTATGTTGCCGGACAGCACCTGCTCCGGTTCCCCGAAGGTGAACGCCCGCATGGGCTGTGGCTGTTGTACCTGCTGGCTGGCTTGGGGCTTTTTGTGTCGTGGCTTGGGCATTGGTTCCGCTCGTGACATAGCGGCTACGGCGCCGCTTGTTGGTGTTGAGGGGTTCATTGAACAGGGCGTGCATGATCGACCAGGCGATATCTGCATGGCCGGTGGCGTCGGTGCGCGAAGCGCTGTAGGTGACCTGGCCGCTGGTGGTGGTACCGCGTTTGATGGTCAGGAACGCCTGGGCGATGTCGGTCCAGCCGGCGTCCCACTCGATGCGGCTGCCCTGGATCGTGTCCTGGGCCTTGAGTACCAGCGTATTTTTGGTTTCAAGGCTGTAATGGATAGCAGTCGCACGCGGGTAGAAGTCGCGCACCAGGTCAAACACGCCGTAACCGATACCGGTCGTGTCGATGCCGATGTGCTGCACGTTGAAACGCTCGGTAAGCTTCTTGACCTGGTCGGCCTGGTACTTGAACGACTGACCACGCCAGCTGTGCTTTTCCAGAATGCGGAATTTCGCCCCGGGTTCCAGTGGCGGGGCGATCACCACGCAGGTGGCGTCGTCGCGGGTCCGGCTTGGATCGTAGCCAAGCCAAACAGGGCTGTTACCAAACGGCCGATCCAGGTCCGGGTTGTAGTCCTTCCACAACGACAGGTCGGAATAGCATCGCTCCAGATCCTTGAGGCCGAACGCGCTCTGGCTACTGTCGATGAACTTGCAGTAGAACAGCTGCTGGAATTTGTCTTCGTCGTACTCCAGATGCAGCTGCTCCAGGTCGAACAGATCGCAGCCGCCGGCGATGGCATCGTCCAGGGTGATGGTCTTGCGCCATTGACCATCCGGGCACAGCGCGCCCTGGGTGTAAGACGCCTCGGTGGGCCAAGTGCCGCCGGCTTTCTTGCCGCGTTTGCTGTTGCGAAATTCCTCACCGGACCAGAACGGATAAGCCTGGTGCGACACCGCGCTGGGCGTCGAAAAGTAGGTTTTACGCCACTTCTTGTGGGTGCCCATGGCGCTGGCCACGGTGCTGAGTTTGTCGAAGTCACGTATCCAAAAATACTCATCGACATAGACGTGGCCATGGTAGCCCTGGGCGGTGCTGCTGTTGGTGCTGAGAAAGCGCAACTCGGCGCCGTTGCTGAGCGTGATCGGGTTGCCGGTCAGCTCGATGTCGAACCATTGTTTGGCAAACTGGATGATGTAGCTGCGGAAAATCTCCGACTGCGAGCGGCTGGCCGACAGGAACACCTGGTTGTCGCCAGTCAGCACCGCATCCATGAACGCTTCGCCGGCGAAATAGTAGGTGAGACCCACTTGGCGGCTTTTCAGAATGTTGCGGATTCGGCACGTCAGCGGGTTTTGCTTGGCCGCGAACAGCTCCTGCTGATAGCGGTACATCTTGCTGATGAACTTATCCAGGAAGTCGACTTCGGTCAGCCCGCTGATGTCGTTCTTGGCTTTTTTCTCGCGTTTCTTCCCTCCGCTATCGCCACGGCCCGAACGTTCGCCACGCGTGCCCTGGCGGCGTTCCTGCGGTTCGCTGCCTGATTCCCCGACCGGTGCCGGCGACGGCTTGACCGCTTGCTTTAACAAGCGCTCGCGTACCGTTGTCAGGCGGTCCAGCTCGTTGAGTTCGTCTTTGGTCAGGCTGCTGGCTTTGTCCAGGAGCAGGGTGATACGCCGGCCAACAGCGGTCAGCGGTTCTTCGTCCGACAGCATGTCCTCCCAACCGCCCTGGCGTATCCAGTAGTAGACGATGCGGATGTTGGGCAGGTTGAGCTGCGCCTGAATTTCCTTGGCCTTACAGCGGCGTAGAAACAGGCGTTTAGCGGCTTCTTTAACTTCGGTCGAGTAGTACATGGGCCGCAGTCTATGCGGCGAAAACGCTGGAAACGCGGGGTTAAATTCCGTGATCCACCTATATCGCTGATATAGGTGAAACGCGCATTTGAACCGTTTGTTTGGGGCTTGGCGGCTCCCTATCGTGGCGGCTCATTCAACCGATTGAGCGCAGTTATCGCCCATGCCCCGTTCCCTTGTTTCATTCTGGAAACGTGTCGCCACCAGCGGCATTACCGCCGATGGTCGCGAGATCCTTCCCCAGGAACTGCGCGATATCGCTGAAACCTATAAACCGTCGAAATACACGGCTGTGATCTGGTGTGAACACCAGCGTGCAGAAGGTTCTTTCGGCACCGTTTACGCGGTCCGTCTGGTCGAGGAGGGCGATGATCTGGAGGAAGGGCAGGTTGCCCTGGAGGCCCAGCTCAAGCCCAACGATCGGCTGCTGTACCTGAATGACCAGGGGCAGAAGCTGTTTACCAGTATTGAGATTTGGCCGAATTTCGCCGGTAGCGGCAAATCCTACCTGACCGGCCTTGCGGTCACCGACACACCGTCAAGCCTTGGCACTCAAGAGCTGTACTTCTCCCGCCAAACCAATAAAGCGACGTACTACGCCGCGTCCGTTGAACTGGGCTCTTTTGAAGCTGAGCCGCAAAGCGAGGTCGGCAAGTTGATCGGCTTGCTCACCGGTTTGTTCAAGCGCTTTTCCACGGATGCCGAGCCCGCCGAACCCACCACCCCAACTGAGAGCAAACCCCCAATGGATGAAGCTACCGCAACGGCGCTTAAAGCCCTGCTGGAGCAGCTGCTTGTCGTCGCTGCCGGCATTCAGGCTGTGATTGAACCCGCCGCCGCAGACGCACCAGAACCCGACCAGGCACCCATCGACGACGTGAGCACGGCCGTAGACGAGATCGTCACTACAGCAGAAGACGAGCGTGAGTTCAGCCGTAAGGGCGCGGCCACGAATAAGGCACTGTTGGCGAGCATGGCGGCTTTGGAAAAGCGCTTCACCGCACTACAGAACACCTCGGCCGGTCGCCAGTTGCCACGCAACCCCGGTCCAGTAGCCGCCCCACGACGTAAGGTGCTCTGACATGGCCCAGCCATTAAGCGCCCGTGGCGCCAAACAGTATGCCGAGCTGCAAGAAGCGATGGCCGAAGCGTACGGCGTCGAGCGATCGAGCCGCATGTTCAGCGTGGAACCGACGATTGCCCAGGAGCTGAACGACGCAATCACCGCGAAAGCCGACTTCCTGGAACGTATCAACGTCGTCCCGGTCAGCGAGATTAAGGGCGAAAAAGTCTTTATCGGTGTGAATGGCCCGGTCACTGGCCGCACCAATACCAAGACCACCGACCGCGAAGCCAAGGACGCCTCGGCGCTGGACAACACCACCTACGAACTGGCTGATACCCAGTCGGACGTGGGCCTGCCATACGCCAAGATCGACGCCTGGGCGAAGTTTCCCGACTTCAAAGAGCGCTATTCCGCTGCTGTGCAAAAACGCATTGCCCAGGACCGTATCGTTATCGGCTTCCACGGAACCCGTGCCGCCCCTCAGACCGATCTGGCGGCCAATCCAAAGCTGCAGGACGTGAACAAGGGCTGGCTGCAGCAATTGCGCGAGCAGGCCCCGCAGCAGGTGCTTAAAGAGGGCGCCACCGCCGGCAAGGTGACGTTGGGCGCTGGTGGTGACTACGCCAACCTTGATGCCCTGGTGCATGACACCAAGCAGATGGTGGACGAGATCCTGCGCGAAGATGGCGACCTGGTCGCGATCATCGGCACCGACTTGCTCGCCTCTGACAAGGCCAAGCTGTACACCAAGCAAGGCGACACGCCGACCGAAAAAGAGCGCATCGAAAACGCCCAGGTGATTGCGACTTATGGTGGCCTGCCAGCTTTCAGCGTGCCGAACTTCCCGGTCAACGCGGTGCTGGTCACCAGTTGGGACAACCTGTCGATCTACTACCAGGACACCAGCTGGCGTAAGCAGACGATCGAGAACCCGAAGCGCTCCCGCGTCGAGGACTACAACAGCCGCAACGAAGGCTACGTGATCGAGCAGCTGGAAAAGATCGCGTTCACTGAAAACGTTGAATTGGTGGCGGCGTGAGTTTGGCCCTGGCGCACAAGCGCCGCACCCTGGCCATGGGCAGCACTGCAGTAGCGGCGATGTCCGCTGCTGCAAGCTTGGCCTATTCGCCGGCCGATGCGCTGAGTAGTCCCGCCAATGCTCGCAAGCACCTGCTACTGCAGGAAGCGGCATTGGACCAGGACCTGGAGCGCCTGAGCGCGATGAAAGGAGCTATGGCGGGACGCCAGTTGCTCAAGCGCGACGAGCTGCTGCCCAAGTACCAGGAATACGTCCAGCGCTACTGCGAGTCGGGGCTGAACTTCCCTAATCGCGTTGCAGTGCAAGTTATGGTGTGGCTGTTCGACACCGCCCAGTTCGAAGACGCGCTGGAGCTGGCCGACTTCCTGATGGAGCAAGGCCAGAAGATGCCGGAGCGATTCAAGCGCCGCGACATCCAGACCTTTGTTGCTGATGCGGTAGCCGACTGGGCCTACGACGAATACAACGCGGGCCGCAGCCCTGAGCCTTACCTATCCGAGCTGTTGCCCCGCGTTGACGGCGAATGGGACCTGCCTGAGCAGATCCCGAGCAACTACCACAAGTTGATCGGCATGCGCGCTATGGAGGCTGAGCAGTGGGAAACCGCGCTCAAACATTTGGAGCGCTCTACCGAGCTGTACCCGAAAGCCGGCAACGACACCCGCATCAAGAAGGTCCGCAGGGCCTTGGAAAAACAAGCGGCTGCTAACCCGGCCTCCGAATAACCGACTACCCCCCCAGCGGGGACCTGTGGAAGTGAGCCGCCCATTTATGGACCGTCCCACTGAAAACAGGCTCCCCGCCCTATTTGAGCGGCCAGCAATGAGCTTTTCCGGGAAACCCACCACCTTTGTGGAACTGACGATCGAGAATGACGGCTTCTGGCCAGACCTTTCCGTGACCGAGTTTCAGAAAGAACAACGCGTGCCGGCTGAGTACCTGGTGGAGCTGCTGGTCGACACATTGAAAAGCGCCATGTTCGAAGTGAACACCGACCTGGCCCGCGTGAGAGCGAAGCTGCAGACGGCAGGGGTATCGAACCTGCAGGCAGCGGCCGGCGTGGCCACCCCGGCAGGATGGGCTTACGCCTATAAGGTCACGCTCTATAAACGCGCTGTCTACAGCCGTGCCAAGGGCAATTCACTGCCCCAGTTCGCCACTGTCACCCGCCGCGAAAGCGCCGAAAACACGGGCAAGGAAGCGCCGGAGCGTGCTGAAACCTTCCTGGCTTTTAGCCAGCAGGCCGTGCGTGCCCTGCAGGGCCGTGGCCGCATTACGGCGTCGTTGCAATGATCCAGTTGCAGGCGCTGACCGCCTACCTGATGTCCCGCAACCTGGTGCCGCCTGAGCAGTTCGACAGTTGGACCGAACAGGTCAGCCTTGAGCTGATCTGGAAGCCCGACCGCGACGGCCTGCACATGTCTGATATGCGCTACCGCGCTGTGTTCTCTCTTGAGCGTTTCACCGGCAACCCGGCGCGACTGATGGCCCTGGTAGGCAGTTGGCTGGAAAACCACGATCCCGATCGGGACCGACACGAACTGCCAGCGCCGCTGTTTGCTGTTGAACCCCTCGACCAGGACAGCTTCGACGTAGACCTGTCCCTGGAATTCATCGAGCCGCAGTACCTGGCCGAAGATCCCGCCGGCGAGATCGAGGCGTTCGGCAAGACTTGGGCGTTCGTCCCATTCGATCTATGGGTAGCTGAGCAAGGCGAGGTTGGTAGCGATGGCCGCTAATCCGCTGGCCCTCGATATCAGGGGCACGGTCAACGTCGACGCCCAACTGGCGCTGCTTGAGTTGCCGCCCCAGTTGCGCCGGCGACTGCTGAACAACGTGACCAAGCGCGTGCGGACGATGAGCCGTAAGCGGGTACGCGAACAAAAGAACCTGGACGGCACGCCGTTCGCTGAGCGCAAGGGCTCGGCCAAGGGCAAAAAGAAGATGGAAGCCGGCCTGGCCAAACTGCTGCAGGTGACCCGCGTCAGCTCCGACGAAGCCGAACTGGGCTGGAAAAACGCCCTGACTCGTTGGGTCGCCGCGCAGCAGCACAACGGCGTCAGCGAGCGACGTACCGCCGCGCAGATGCGGCGCTGGAACAAAGTCCCCCCAGGCATCGCCTGCACCGACAAACAGGCCAAGCGCTTGCGCCGGCTGGGCTTCCGCGTCCGCCAGAAGGGCAAAAAGGCGTTGGCCAGGCCGTCAGTGGCCTGGATTCAAGAGCATGTGAACTACGCCAAGGCCGGCTTGCTGATCCGCATTTTGAACGACGAACGAACCGAAACAACGGGCGCGCAGAGCTGGGATATCACCCTGCCAAAACGCCAGTTCCTCGGTGTGGAGAGCGGGAGTGAAACCCGCGACCTGGTTAACCAGGTGTTCCAACAAATCCTTAATTCACCCCGCTAACGAGGCACACCATGGCACTTGGCAAGGTCAGCGTTAACAATCTCAATCTGGGCCAAGGCGCCGTGACTGAGATCGAGCGCTATTTTCTGTTCATCGGCCCCGGCCCGAAAAACGCCGGCAAATTGATCGCCCTTAACACCGACAGCGACCTGGATTCCCAGCTCGGCCTGCCGGCCAGCGATCTGAAAACCCAAGTCACGGCCGCACGCTTGAACGGTGGCGATCGCTGGGCATGCTTGGCAGCGCCAATCGGCCCCGAAGGCGACTGGCAAACGGCCCTGGAGCAGTCCCAGCAACAAGGTTTTTCTGTCGAGGCCGTGGTTATCACCCAGCCGGTGACCAAGGGCGCTGAGCTGTCAGCGATGCACGACGCCGCGATTGCGCTCGGCAACGTCTATGGGCGCCGCGTGTTCGTGATGGCGGCCACGCCTAGCCCGACACCGCTGCAGAGCTGGTCTGAATACCTGGTGGACCAGAAAGCCATCGTGGACGGTCTTGCCGCTCCCCGTGTGCTGGCCGTTCCTCAACTGCACGGCAATGACCTGGGCGTGTTGGGCGGTCGTTTGGCTAACGCTGCAGTGAGCATCGCAGACAGCCCTATGCGAGTGGCAAGTGGTGCCGTTTTGGGCCTGGGGCCGGTGCCTGTGGACAAGGAAGGTATCCCGTTGCCGTCCTCGATCCGCGCCGAGCTGGATAAAGCCCGCTTTTCTGTTTCACAGACCTATCCCGATTACCCAGGCGTGTACTGGGGCGACGGCAACATGCTGGACACGCCGGCCAGCGACTACCAAGTGATCGAATATCTGCGTCTTTCAGACAAGGCGGCGCGCCTGGTGCGGCCGCTGCTGATCCGTCGCGTGGCTGACCGTCGCTTGAACAGCACCGCTAACAGCATGGCCGTGAACGTCAACGCGTTGATGGCTCCACTTCGCAAGATGGCCAAGTCAGTCAAGTTTGCCGGCGAGGTGTTCCCGGGCGAGATCGAATCGCCGAAAGACGGCGACATCGTGCTGACCTGGAAGAGCAAAACCGCCGTTGAGGTGTACATAAAAATCAAGCCCCACAACTGCCCGAAAGACCTCACGGCGAACATCGCCCTGGACCTTTCCACCGACGATTCGGAGTAACCCCCCATGTCACGTATTGGCGGCAAGAACTTCGACGTGAACCTGGGCGATCTGCAGGTCCACGTCGAGAGCTGCACCCTGGATATCACCGACAACAGCAAGACCGCGCAAACCCGGGGCGTGCCTGACGGCTACGTTGACGGCGACGTGGCGGCAGCGGGCGAGATGGAATTGGACTCCACCAACTTTGCCCTGGTCGTCGAGGCGGCACGTACTGCAGGCAGCTTTCGCAAGCTGGAAGCCTTCGACGTCTTGTTCTTCGCCAAGGCCGGCGACGACGAGCTGCGCATTGAAGCGTTCGGCTGCAAGTTGAAGGTGTCGAGCCTGTTGAACATCGACCCCAAGGGCGGCGAAAAGACCAAGCACAAGGTGCCGTTTGAGGTCACCAGCCCGGACTTTATCCGTATCAACGGCGTGCCGTACCTGGATGCAACCGAGATTGAGGGCATTAGCTGATGGTCTGCCCGTTCGACCGCGCCCAAGCCCTGGAACAACGTCAGCGGGACCAGGCTATCGACGCCCAGTTGGCCCAAGCCCGGCGTGAGTCAGCGGGCCCAAGCCTTACTCACTGTCAGGACTGTGACAACGAGATTCCTGCAGCGCGCCAGGCGCTTGGCGGCAAGACCCGTTGCGTACCGTGCCAGTCTTTTTTCGAAAGAGGAATGCAGCGATGAGCGCGAATCAGGCGGCCCAGGACACCGCCATCGCATTGGCAAAGGCGTCGCCTGCGATCGGTGTTGCGGCCACTGGCGCGACAGGGACCGTCGATTGGTCGGCTGTCGCCTACATGCTGACTGCCCTTTACATGGTGCTGCAGATCCTGCTGCTGGTTCCCAAGTATCGCCAAATGCTGCGCGACTGGAAGGTGAAACCATGAGCCTGCGCGGCAAGATTGCCGCCGGCGCCATTGCGCTTTGTAGCTCAACGCTGGTGGTGTTCCTGGGCATCTGGGAAGGCAACGGCCAAAACACGGTTTACGCCGACAAGCTGGCCCGTGACCTGCCGACCGTATGCAAAGGCATCACCCGCCATACCAGCCCTTACCCGGTGGTCGTGGGTGACTACTGGTCGGACGCCCGGTGCAACGAGGTCGAGCAACTGGTGATCAGCAAAGGCCAACTGCAACTGGCCGACTGCATCACCAACCAGGACGTGGGCCAGAACACGTTCGACGCCCTGAGCAGCCATGGCCACAACTTCGGCAACCCCAGCACCTGCGCGAGTCGCGCCGTGGGCCTGATCAATGCCGGCCGCATCAAAGAGGGCTGTCAGGCCCTGGCCTGGGCGCCTGATGGCAAAACCCCGGTGTGGGCCTTCGTGACCACCGCCCAGGGCAAAAAGGTGTTTATCCCGGGCCTACACGCGCGCCGTCTGGCGGAAGCGGCTCTGTGCGAGACGGACCTGTGATTCGCGAAGGCACTTTCATCCTGGTGGCGTGCCTGGTGGCCTGGTTCGGCTTTGACCTGCTGGAAGGCCAGCGCGACACCGCCCGTAGCGAGCGTGACGCAGCGTTGTTCGAAGCCAGCGGCCTGCGCGAAGCGGCGCGCATCAGCGGCGAGATGCTGGCCGAGCGTGACGCCATCGACCTTCAACGTACCCAGGAACTGAACTATGAACGTGCTGAAAACGAGGCTCTGCGCCTTGACGTTGATGCTGGCCTTAAGCGGTTGCGCCTCAACGCCACCTGCAGCGCCCCAGCCGCCCAAACGGCCAGCACCGGCTGCGTGGCTGATGCAAACACCCCCGAACTCACAGCAGACGCTCGACAGGATTATTTCACCCTCAGAGATCAGCTTGCCCTCAGTCGGCAAATGATCCTGGGCCTGCAGGACCACGTGCGCCGGGTTTGCCTGCGCTGACTCACCACTTTTTTAACCTGAATGGAGTTACACCATGACCGATACACGCGATATCACCCTGGAAGTCGGCGACAAGGAATTTACCTTCGCACTGACCCCGCAGGACGTGACCAAGTACTTCAACGCCGTGACCCAGACCAACAAGGTTTCGCCGGCCAACAACCTGCTGGTGACCACCGTCAAGCAGGAAGAGCGCGCCAGTCTCAAGGCCCAGTTGGGCAACCCGGTACTGGTCATGCAACTGGCCGGCGCGCTCCTCGAGGAGTACGGCCCGGACGTTGAAATCACCGTAAAAAAGCCCTCGACCACGCCGAACGACTAACCGAAAACGGCCTTGGCCAACTGGTGGCCTTGGCCGGTCGTTGGCTACCTGGTGCCGAACCCACCGCCGAGGTGATGGGGACGGCCAAGTGGCTGGAGGACGAGCACTGGCGGCGGATGGAGATTGCCATCGCCAATGGCATCGCCCACGCACTCAACGGATAAGCATTGATGACAGACCGTAGCGCCCGCCTGGCCTTCATTTTGAGCCTGACCGATAAGGTCACCGCCCCCATGGGCAAGGTGAAGACGAGCTTTTCTGACTTGGCCCAACAGGGCCAGAAGAACATCACCCAGATGGGCCTTGGCCTGGCTGGGATGGTGGGCGCCGGCGTGGCCATCACACAGTCCCTGGAACCGGCCCTGGAGATGAACCGCGCCTTGGGCGAAGTCCGATCGCTGGGCGTGGCCGAAGATGCGCTGAACGCACTGAATCGCAAGTCGCTGGAATTCTCCGTCGCTTATGGGGAGAACGCCCGAGATTTTGTCGCCTCGGCGTACCACATCGAAGGCGCCATTAAAGGGCTGGTGGGCAATCAACTGGCGACGTTCACCAACGCCAGTGATGTGCTTGCCAAGGCCACCAAGGCCGACGCAGACACCATGGGCACCTACGTCGGCACCATGTACAACCTGTTTAAGGGCCAGGCCGACGCCATGGGCAAGGGCCAGTGGGTTGAAACGCTGGCCGGCCAAACTGCCACCGCCGTGCAACTGTTCCGCACCAGTGGCGAGCAGATCGGTGAGGCATTCAAAGCGGCGGGCGGCCTGGCCAGCACTGCCGGTGTGAGCTTGGCCGAGCAAATGGCGGTGCTGGGCACGTTGGGCAGCACCATGGATGGCGGGGAGGCCGGTGGCCTCTACAAGTCGTTCTTTGAGAACGTCAGCGGCGCATCGGAAAAGCTCGGCATGTCCTTTGTCGACCAGCAGGGCAAGTTGCTGCCAATGATGAACATCCTGGACAAGCTCAAGGGCAAGTTCGGGGATCTGTCGATCGAGGCCAACGGCAAGCAACTGCGCGACGCCTTTGGTGGTGAAGCGGCCCGCCTGATCACTACCCTGATGGGCGACACCGGCCGCTTGAAAAACGGCATGGAGCAGTTGGGCAATGTGCGCGGCCTGGAGAACGCCGAGCGCATGGCCAAGGCTATGGTGGACCCGTGGCAACAGTTCGGCGCCGCTGTGCAGGCCCTGCGTATTGCCTTCGGCCAGTCATTGATCCCGATCCTGGCACCGCTAATGGATCGCCTGGTGGGGATCGCCAGCACGCTGACCCGCTGGACCCAGCTGTTCCCCAACATCACCCGCGTGATCGGCATCGCCACGTTGGTGGTGTTCGGCATCATCGCCGCCATGTCCTTGCTCACCTTGACCGTGGGGATGTCGAAGATGGTTTGGTTGGGCCTGGTCACGGTGTGGAAAGTGCTGACTATGGCGGGACTGCGCAGTATCGCCATGTTCCTGTATCACACCGTTATGGTGATTGGCTTCGTGGCCGGCCTGGTGCTGATGGTCGCCTGGATGGGCCTGGTCAAAGGTGCAATGCTGGTGTGGCAGGGAGCTATTTGGTTGGTCAACACCGCGTTGCTGGCCAATCCGGTGACCTGGATTGTGATCGGCATCGTTGCCCTAGTCGCGGCCGTGGCGGCGGCAATCATTTACTGGGACCAGTGGACCAGCGCGCTACTCAACAGCGAGGCGTTCAAATGGGTCAGCGGCCAACTGACCGCATTGTCTGACTGGTTCGACTCGATGGGTGGTTGGTCTGCCATGGCCAGCGCCGCCTGGGACGGCATCGTCAGCATCTTTAAGCAGGCCATCAATGGCTTGATCGAGATGTTGAACAAGATCCCCGGCGTGAACATTGAGGCGGCGTTTGGTGATATGCCGGCGGCGCCTGAACTGCCGGGTATCAGCGCTCCAACCGTTGAGGCGCCGTTGCTGCCGCAACTGGTGAGCGCTCCCCAGCAGCCGATCCAGGCGCCGCCTTTGGTCATGGCTGCAACGCCAGACACCCCCGCGCCAGCAATGCCCACCCTCAACGCGCTGCAGCCTCAAGCCCAAGCGCCCGCCCTGGTGGTCGCACCGGTGCCGAAAACACCGGCTTCAATAGCACAGCCACTGACCGCGCCCGAGGTATCGCGCCCAGTGCCGGCACTTGTGGCCGCACCTGCACTGAAAACCCCGGCGCCGATCGGGCCACAGTTGAACGTCCCGCAACCAACCCAGCCGCCGGCCCTGGTCACCGCATCTAAACCGACCGAAAAGGCCGAGCAAAGCCAGCAACGAATCAACAGCGCAGTGACCAGCCTGTCACCCAAGCGGCCGGACGCTGTTCCCCGTGGCGGCCTGCTGGCCAGCATCCAGAACAACAGCCAAACCCAAAACAAGGGCACGCATGTGGAGAACGTCAACATTCACACCGGTAAACCGATGAACCCGCTGGAGCTGGAAGGCATGTTGGCCATGGCGGTGGGTGGATGAGCGAATACATCGACTTGCTGATCAGGGACAACGATCTGGTTCTGGACCCATCGCGTCAGCCGTTGCTGATCGAGGACCGGGCCAGCATCGCCCAGGACATCGCGCACATGATCCGCGAGAGCGGCTTACTGGTCACGTTAGTGGCCGAGCGCAGCAAGTTGCGTCAGCGCGACTGCATCCAGCAACTGGAACTGCTGGTTGAGGCCGATGCACGCCTGGTACCGGGCACAGCACTCATTAAACAAGTGGAGTCTGGCCAGTACCTGGTCACGGCGAAAACGCTGAAATTTGGCGACATCGAGGTGGCCTTGTGACCGACGTTGATTTTAAACAGGCGCTGGCGGATGGCGGCATCCCGGTCACTGAGGAAGGCTTGCGCCAGGCGTGGGAAAAGGAAGTCGCGGCCCAGGGCAGCAAGATGAGCAACACCAGCGCTTACTCACCGTTCTGGCGGGTGATCACCGCCCTGGTGACCAAGCCGGTGCTATGGCTGATCAACTTTGTCAGCGGTACGGTCCTGCCCAACTTCTTTGTCAAAACCGCCCGCGACAAGTGGCTGGACATGCTGGCTTGGGCGGTCAACGTCGAGCGCAAAGGTGCGACCAAGGCAAAGGGAATGCTGTTGTTTACCCGTGATGTTGCTGGCGGCGTGCTGCAGCTGCCGGCTGGCATCCAGGTGCAATCGGCAGCGATTAACGGCCACGTTTACCAACTGGTTACTACCCAGGCGGTGACCTTTGCCGATGGCGTGCTGCAGTTGGAAGTGCCTGCAGAAGCGCAGGAGGTCGGCAGCGGCTACAACTTGGCCCCGGGTTACTACGCCATTTTGCCGGTGCCCATTGCTGGCATCGTCCAGGTGGTGAACACCGATGGCTGGCTGATTGCACCAGGTGCAGATCCTGAGCCCGACGATCAGCTACGTTTGCGCGTGCGCAACCAGTTTTCAGCGGTCAATCAATGGCACACAGACGCGGTGTACCGCGCCATGATCGCGGCCTTTCCAGGTGTGCGGCCGGACGGTGTGTATTTCCTGCATGGCGCACCTCGGGGCCCAGGCAGCGCCAATGCCTATGTGTTGTTTGAAGCTGACGTGCCGGCAGCGACGTACCTGGAGCAAATCAACGCCCACATCCGCGACCAGGGAAACCATGGCCATGGGGATGATTTGTTGGTGATGGTGATGCCCGAAACCCAGCATGCATTGCGTGTGTCGTTGTGGCCTCGGCCTGTCTTGACGAGTGAGCAGCGCACCAAGCTACAGGCCGAGGTCGATCAATTTATCCGTGCTGCCTTCCGTGAAAGTGGAACCGGTGATTACCAGCCGACCCTGACCTATCCGCAGGCGCGATTTTCATTCAGCCGCCTGGGCGAAGAACTCCACCAGCAGTTCCCCGGCATTGAGTCACTGCACTTCGACAATGACGACATCGTGTCTGAGCTGACCATTCCACGCATCAGCAGCCTGCAGGTGGTGTTGCCATGATCAAGCTCGGTTTGCCGTTCTGGCTCGATGGCCCGCAGTTGTCCAAGCTGAAAGCTGCCGCACAGTCTTGGTGGGAAACGGTAGAGGGCTGGCTGCAATGGCCACTGCTGCAGATGGACGCCGAAACCTGCCATCTGACCGTTCTTGATTTGCTGGCCTGGGAGCGGGATATCACCCGCTTCAAGGACGAGCCAGAAAGCCTGTACCGCTTGCGAGTCAAGTTCGCCTTTCTCAATGCTGTCGACGCCGGCAGCACGGCAGGACTCAAGCGCATTCTGCAGCGCCTGGGTGTGGGCTACGTCGAGATCGACGAACGTATGTCAGATCGGGATTGGGACGTTGTGCTACTGCGCCTTTCCGACTCGCAGCTGTCGCAGAACCCTGAGCTGCTGCGCGTGCTGATCCAGCAATACGGCCGCACCTGCCGGCGCTATGACTTCGTGACCATCACCCCCGTATCGCTGCGCATCGTCGCGGTGGACTTCAACGACGATCAGCAAACGCTGATCGCCAGCCTGTAGGAGCCCCAATGGGAGCCAGTATTACCCTTGCAGGTGAAAGCCTGATTGCCCAAAAACTGGGCTCTAAAGAGCGCCTCGATGTCGTGCGCTTTGTGTTCGCCAATGTGCCGGGCCTCGACCCGAACACGCCGGTAAACCGTGGTGCCGCAAAGCCGCCGGCAGCGCAGATTGTGCATACCTACACGATCCCGCCACAGAACATCGGTTTTGTGAACCCTAACCAGGTGGTCTACAGCTCGATGCTAGGCAGTGATATTGGGGACTTTGACTGGAACTGGATCGGCTTGGAAACCGCCGAAAACGTGCTGCTGGCCGTGGCCTATGTGCCGCTGCAGCAGAAGCGCAAGAATATTCCCCCGCTGCAGCTGGGCAACAACGTTACCCGCAACATCCTGGTGGTGTTTGACGGAGCCCAGGCACTGACTGGCGTCACCATCGACGCCAGCACCTGGCAGCACGACTTCACCGTGCGGCTTAAAGGCATAGATGAACGTGAGCGCCTGAGCAATCGAGATGTATTTGGCCGTGCCTGTTTCTTTGGAGCCGCGTTCCAGGTTGAAAAGGTCGGCCAGGGATACCAGCTTGCACCAGGCCTGGCCTATATCGAGGGGGTACGAATCCAATTAAGCGCGCCGTTGCCCTTGGCCCTTCCAGCAATTCCGGTGCCCGTGTGGCTACATGTGGCGCTACGCCGCGAGTTAAACGATGTCGTGGCGACTTGGAAGGTGGTTTTTGATCCTAACCAGGTCGACTACGTGGACAGCGCCGGCACCCAGTATTTTTGTATTTCTTTGGCGTCTATCACCAGTACTGCAATCACGGACCACCGGACGGTTGAGCCGATTACCGCGCCGCTGATTCAGTACTTGGCTGCGCGCAACGGTGACTATCAGAACTTGCGCGCCAGGGCGACCACTAAAGGCGATGTAGGGCTGAGTAATGTGCCCAATGCCATCAGCGACGATGATGACACCAATAGCAGCTCTATCCTGGCTACCACCAAGGCCGTCTATACGGCTCGTTGGACGCTGCAGAACGCCATCAACAAGTTGATAAACGGTGTCACGCCGGCCGGTAAGGCCAAACAGCTGGAGACTGCACGCCGGTTGTCGGTGAGCGGGGCGGCTACAGGTTCGGCAACCTTTGACGGCACTGCCGATGCCAACATTGCTATGACGTTGGCAGATACAGGGGTAGTGCCTGGCACCTATACGAAGGTGCTGATTAATGCCAAAGGTCTGGTCTACGGAAATGAACGCTTGGTGCGAAGTGATATCCCCGCCCTGGACTGGTCGATCATCACCACCGGAAAGCCTACAACGCTGGACGGGTACGGCATCACTAACGCGCTGCCACTGGGGACCACAGATAAGCGCCCACAACTGTATGCGCCGGTGCCAGGGCGTACTTACACAAGCGGGGCGTTAGAGATTCGAGAGGCACAATTGGTGTATGACGCTCAAAGCGGGTTTGATTATGCGCCACGTATGATTTTTCACTGGGCGACTGTGGTGGCCGGTGATTTGGCTATGGCTGCTGGTGGCCAGCTTTGTTGGAATGGAAGCGCTATTTGGCATAGCGGCAGCTTTGATCCGAACACCAAAGCGGACAAGGCCACAACCTTGGCCGGTTATGGCATCAAGGATGCTATTCAAATCGGCAAGTATGGTTTGGCGTCGAACGTGGCCCCCCAGGCGGCGATCGACACTATCGGTCTACCAGGTGGTTTCTATTACTTTGGTGAAGGAGCCACCAGCTTTTCCCAGTACGCGGGGTTGGTAAATATTCCCTACGGCAGTGGCGAATACGCTGGGCAGATCGGGTTTGTACAGGGACGGGCAGAGCCTCGTGTGTTGATCCGTTCTGTGACAAACACTGAAAAGGGATGGACGCCAACACGCGAGGTTTGGCACACAGGCAACCTGAACCCCAGCACTATCGTGCCTGCCGGTGCCATTGTAGCGTTCGCTATGGACGTCCCTCCTACCGGTTATCTCAAGGCTAACGGTGCCTTAGTTTCCAGGGCCATCTACGCGGATTTGTTCGCCCAGATCAGCACCTATTACGGCACCGGCGACGGCGTCTCTACCTTTGCCCTGCCTGATCTAAGGGCGGTATTTGTCCGTGGCGCGGATGACTCCCGAGGTGTTGACCCGGGCCGCAATTTTGGCTCGCTGCAGAGTAGCCAAAACGCTTCGCATAGCCATACCGCCACCAGTGATGTGCAGGGCGAGCACTCCCACGGAATCTGGCCGATCGCGCTCAATATCGCCACAGGTCAAGGTGCCGGACACTACTCGGTAGGCGCTAATTTGTCGGCAAACAGCACAGCTGCAGGCGCCCACAGCCACAACATCACAGTAAACGCGTCCGGCGGCAATGAGTCGCGGCCTATCAACGTCGCGATGATGTATTGCATCAAGTATTGAGGTTCAACATGAAAACCAAAATGGTCTACCAAACCAACCAACTGGGCCTTTATGTCGGCCAGGCCGAGGCCGAAGAATCGCCCCTGGAGCCTGGTGTGTTTCTGATCCCCGGCGGTTGTGTCGAGACGGCGCCACCGAAGATCCCGGCAAACAAAGCAGCTTGCTGGATTAACGGAAAGTGGAGCCTTGTTGATTATTTTGACGGGCTCATCGTCTACAGCATCACTACCGGTGAACCGCAGACGATCACCGGCCTGGGGCCAATTCCCAGCGGCTACACCGTGAAAAAGCCAGGGCCTGACCAGGTGTGGAAGGATGGCGAATGGGTAGACGATATCGGCGCAATACTGGCCGCGTTGTATGAACAAAAGCTGCAGGAGATCAACACTGGCTGTAATCGTCATATCGAGAGCGGGTTTATCTCCAGTGCATTGGGCGGGCCATACCGTTACAGCAGCCAGATGGATGACCAAATCAATCTGACGGGTATGGTCTTAAGCGGCCTGGATGCTAGCTACGCTTGTTTCGATGCCAACCAGGTGAAAGGTTTTCTCCCGCATACAGCGGCCCAGTTGCACCGGGTGAGCCAGGATCTGGTCCGCTTCAAACAAGCGGCGCTGCAGCACGCCAACAATCTCAAGCAAGACTTGGCCATCGCGCTTAAAGATAAAAAGCTCAAGGTCATGAAGGCCATTAAATGGGCGCCACCGGCATGACCTGGAGCCCGGTCACAATGCGCTGGCCAGACCAGGCAACCCAATGGATGGGCCAGCTATCAGCGGCTAAGGATCTGGCCAGCACTGAGCAGGCCAGCACTGCCAAGCGCTTGGCGGACCTGGACGGCAAGGCCAGCACCAACCCGGGGCCGGTGGGTGACGCCGCCCAGGGCGCGATCGTTGCCGGCCGTGGGGCACTGGCTGATCAGATGGGCGAGGCCCCGGCGTGCCTGGTGGTGACGCCATTTCAAAGTGGTATCGGCCAGGGTCGTGGCTATCAGCGCTTCCTGTCGGCGCCGAACCTGCTGCAGCAACTGGCTGGCAAGCTGGTGGACGTGAGCGACACCGGCCGACCGGATGGCCCCCAGTTCGCCCTGTGCCTGATGTTCCTGGCCACGCGTTTTGATCAGTTAGCCGAGAGCCTGGCCCACTTCAATGCGCTATTGCCCATACCTGACCTGGTGCGAGCCGAGCGCCGCGCACGGCACCTGTCGAAGCTGGAGACGGAAAAGTGGGAGATCCCCGCCGCCGGCACTTTGCCGCGTTGGCAGTCGTTGCCCCTGGAGCGTTGCACCGTGGTCAAGGCCGCGCAGCAATCTATGTCAGGCCAGCTCGCCGTCCTTGAGAGCTACGCGGCCGACAGCTCGCCCATGGGCGACCTTGCCGCGTTGGCCAAACGCAAGGCAGCTCAACAGCAGGGCCGGGATCAGCAACTGGCCGACCTGAAAGCCTCACTCGCCGGCGGCAACCCTGACAGCAGTATGCGCGCGCGCCTGATCGGACCAGGCAACGCCACCGAGCTGCGCCAGGCGCTGCTGGCCGGTGACGCCCCGGGGCATGAATGGGTGCTGTGTGCCGGCGCGCTCCTGGTGGGATCGGAAAAAGGTCTGAGCTTTGTTCGTGAGTTGGTGGGCCTATGACGCTGCTACTGGATGGGCAAGAGGTCCGCGGGAAGAACCTCAAGGTCACCGGCAATCTGCGCATTGAGAGCGACGATTTGTCAGGCCAGACGAGCAACACCGAAAAGGGGCACAAGGGCTTCAAGCCCAAGACCCTGACGGTTAGCCTCATGATTCCCTTCGTTGACCAGGTGCAGCTGCGCGACCTGATGCGCCTGGTGGAAGCGACCGAAGGCGGTGGCCAGCTCAAGACCTACCGCATCGTCAACGACACCGCCGCCGCATTTGGTATGCGCCAGGTGACGTTCACCGAAGGCGTGAGCGCCCGGGAAGACGACAACCTGCGCGGCTGGCTGATCCAGTTCACCCTGACTGAAAAGCTGTCGAACCCTGAGAAAGTCGAGGGCCGGCGATCGGGCAACGCGGTCACCGCGCAGTCCGGCCCAGGCGGGGCAGTGGGTGGTAGCGGTGGCACCGGTGGCGATTCCAACAACGGACCGGAAGAACTAACCGGCTTTGAAGCCACATTGAAAAAGGTGGACGGTTGGCTGGGCGGGGCTAACACATGAAGTTGCATAAGGAGCTGGCCATCAACGGCGTGCCCTACGTCCTGGTCAAAAACGAAGTCCGACTGGACGCGAAAAGCCCCGGCCGGGCGACATTCACTATCCAAGCCTCGGCGCCGGTCAAGGGGCTGGTGACGCTCGATATCGGCTACAACGGCAACACGCTGCGGCGACACTTCATTGGCTACGTCGAACGCTCCACCACGGCCAGCAGCACTCAACAGGTGCTGTTCTGTCGCGAGCTGGCCGCGATCCTGGCCAACCCGCTGCCGCTGAACCTGCGTCACGTCGATCTTCGCGCTGTCTTGGTCGAGATCAGCCAGCACACCGGGTTGCGCTTTCGCGTCCCGGATCGGCCCTACGCGGGCGTTAAGGCGCCGTTCTTCTACAGCCTGGCCGCTGGCTATCAAGCCATGGACAGCCTGGCCCGGGTTTTCAACATCCCCGACTTTATCTGGCAGCAGCAGGGCGACGGGGAAGTGTTCGTGGGCAGTTGGGTCGACAGTTTCTTTGGCGTTCGCTCGCCGCTACAGCTGCCGGTGGAACTGTTCGACGACTACCAGGGCAATCAAAGCGCAATGATTGCAGCCCTTCCCGGGTTGCGACCAGGTGCAACAATCAACCACGGCGAGCGCATCACCAGTGTGGCGCTCATCGACAACCAGATGGCCATCCGATGGACGACGCAATCCGCCACAGCGTAGAACGACAATTCCCCGAACTCACCGGCGGTTATCACCTGCCACGCTTTGCCCGCGTTGTCGCCGTGGCAGACGCCCCGGCCGGCGCCGGCATCTGTGACGACTTTCGGCCGCGCTATGCGGTTGACATCGAGGTCATGGGGCCGGATGGCGAACCAGATACCAAGCTGCCGATACTGGCCGGCGTGCCGTTGCCGCTGCCCACCGGTGGCGAAGAGATGGGTATCTATGCCTTTCCCGAGGAAGGCACCCAGGTTGTGGTGTGCTTCGCCTACGGCCTGCCGCATAAGCCCTATATCCAAACCATCCTGCCCCACGGGCTGAGTATGCCCAGTGTGCCGAAGGGAGATCAGGTTTGGCAGCACAGCGAAGCCAGTCAGCAGCGCGTCGACGCGGACGGCAATTGGCTACGCCAAACGGACGGCAAGATCCGCGATAAGGCGATCGAGCGGGAAGTCGAAGCGATGGGCAACACAGAGACGTTCCAGAGCCACACCAGGACGGTGGACGACCACTCAACTGAGTCGGTGGGTGGGATCAAGACGATCGAGGCGCTGGGTGCCCTCAAGCTACTGTCGGGCGGATCTGCGAGCCTGGCGGCGGTGGATGATCTGCACCAGGCGACCGGGCGCGACTTGAATCAGTTGGTGGGGCAAAAGTACAACGTCACCGTGGGTGGCGATGTGGAGAAAAGAATTGAGGGGTTGCTTAATAGTATGGCTGCGGTCAGCCAGCGTCTGGTTGCGCCTCAAACCTGGCTGGGATCCGAAGCTGTAAATGTACTGCAAGTGGTGTGTGATTTACTGGGTTTGGTAAAAAACATGAACACACAACTGGCTAACCACACACATGGAGCGAGTCCCGTATCCCAGATGTCCGCAGAGTTTTTGAGTAATGCTCTGATATCTTTGGAATTAGAAGCTAAGTTGAAAGACATTACTTGCTAGTGATCGTTATTTAAAGTGCAAGCGTGTGACGTAGGAGTCCAGTAGAGGCTCTGAACTAAGCCGCTTATAAATTGAGCGGCTTAGATTTTAATTGGTTTAGATAAAGTATGCAGAGGATTTTGACTAGAATGCTATATTCGCAATGTCTGCATATGCGTTAAGCCCACCTCTGTGATCGCTGCCAGTCTTAGGCAAGACATATGTGTAACGCTCGTCTTCAAAATATGTGAGTTTCCAATGCTTTCCATCGGCCTTAACATTAAACCCGAGATCTTCCAAAGTATCCTTGATGCTTTTTGACATTTTATTATAGTTGCGAAGAGTTTCTTTGAGGATTTTTGTTTTTTGTTCGTGAAGATCAATGTAGTTATTGCTATGTACTACTGATTTTAATACATGCTCTTTTCGCGAGTTTGCATAGGTGTTCTTATCAATGTAATCTTTTAATGCTGCTAAAACAAAGACATAGATTTCGGAGTCGAAGAGGTCCTCTTCATCCCCGGTATTAATTATAATTCCTCCTTGGACCGGGGTTTTTGATTCTAAGTAACGTACCATCGTGTTGAGTCTTTCTATTTCTCGATTCAAGGTATCAATATGATCACGATTTTGCCCGATTTCTTTTTCATATAATGAAACGATTTGGTTAGCTTCGTCAGCATTGATCCCCTCGCGCTTCATCAATTCAATTGCGTTGCGATTTTTTACGTGGGTAACTTCATCCCAGCTACATTCTTTCGCGGGGATTAAAAGCGAAAGCGCCTCACAAATAGTAGTAAAAATTTCGTTCTCAAAAACTTTTACTTCCTTATTTTCCCTTCTGAAAATAGTCACTCCTGAACCTTTCGGCCAATATATTCCTACTACGCCGCCATAAACATTTCTAGAACCTACTTCTCGCCTTAAGTTATGAGAGAATGCACGGCTGGGTTCTACCACTACATGTGCCATGCCACATAACTTTCTGGCTAGACGTTCTGGAATTATCGAATGTTTGCTAGCTGTGTTGGCACTTATGTAAACAGTCGGGAGTGTGCAGTTACTGTCTCCGTTAATAACTGCTTTTGCTATGCTCAAGCTGTGAGCGCTTTCGTCTAGTTTGATGGGGGTTAACGTAATGGGTATATCCCCATCATGCCCTCCACCAAATCTATCGATAAGTCTTATGACGATTAAAGGTTTTTTTACTTCGGGTGTTGCGTTTGATGCGGTGGTTTTAACTATGCTCGCTTTTACACTTATCCAATGATGATTAGGCTGTGTGCGCGTAGAAATTTCAGTGATCCAACTTGTATTGGCTGAATGCTTGGTGTATCTAAATGATGAAACGCAAAAGCTTGATGTTTCTGAACGAGAAAACTCAACAACTTCTTGATTTGAGGAGTATTTGAAGTCTTCTTCACTGCTAAGTTTTCTCAGATCTTCCTCAGCAAACTCCGTATGAGGCGAATCTAAAATCCAATTAATGCATTCTTTAAAAACTTCTTTATTTGAGGTGTCGCTGTTGAGTGGGAAACTCACGTGTATGGTCATAACCTGAACTCCATTGCAGGAATTTGCAGGTTATCATTTTGATATCATGAGGGCTAGTGATCTTCAATCTGATTACATTGGTGGATAGGTTTCTCCTATCCACCTTGATACTTTGACTTTAAAAAGACTATCGATCAAGTTGGCAATTCTTAGTGATTAGCTAATTTCCCCAGCTAATAGTTTATAACTATCCGATTGGAACGGTGAAAAGCCGTCAGGCCAGGATGTAATTGACTCGCAAAAAACACGGTACTGCTCTGGAGCACTCACATTAACTTTCAGTACACGGATTTTTGTGAGTAACTCATCGCCAGTTACTCCCAACATACGATTTACTTTAATTAAATCTTCATTTAAATATCGTGGGTAGTAACCTAGACGCCTTCCGGTTTTAGGATTAATGATGGCTACTGCGTTAGAGTCTGCTGGGTTCTTGTCTTCATTGATGCAAGGTAGAAAAATGGTATTGTTTAAATTGATAAGGTCACACTTCGCCTCGTCTGAAATGTAGGCGACACCACTGATAAAGAACTTCAAGCGATATTCATTGTTTTCGGTTTTTTGAGGTACTTTCACAATCCGAAAGTTGTCGGTTTTTCGAGCTCCACCCGAAGCGCTTAGAATTTCAAAGGGGTCATTAGGGCCTGGAGCCATGTCGAGCCAGGAAAGCATTGTATAATACTCAGGCCTGCGCTCAGGGATTAGACGATTCTGAAAAAAAGGTAATAGTTCATGAGATACATACTCTTTTTCAAGAATGCTCATTCGTGGAAAAGGAATGAATTTTTTATTAAGAGCGCCTCGAGTGTAGGAGAAAGTATAAATTCCGTCTCGCTCTGTCAGTTTTGCAACTGGCTGCCACATTGTGGTAACAGGGTCTCGCCAGATGACGAATGCACTATTCATATATTTTAATCTGCCGCTTTCTATACGATGGATCCAAGTTTTCTTCGAAAAAAGATACCAGGTTCATCATATTCGATTTGTTACACACCAGCATTTCAAGGGCAAATACTTTAGATACATCGCTCATGATTTCCGTAGGGACTGAATCGATAATAACTCGCATCATCTCTTCAGTCAATCCGTTTAGCTCTTCAAGCCAACTCAATGCGGCCCTCGGATTGAGTATGCCGAAATATTCAAATGCTTTAAAAGTTCTAAGCCTACGTTCCCTTAAGTAAAAATATGACTTGGCCCTAGTTACATATGTTGAGACCTGTTGTCCGCTATCTTTTGAGCTCAGACGTTTATTTTTTGTCTCGTCGGACTCATTTCTCCCTAGTCCGGCCGCGTGGTCAAAGCTTGGTGCGAGATGAAATCGTCCTTTACCTGTTACAATCAGTCCCCAGTTTTCACTATGCCGGTCTTGATTCGAAAGAAGAGTATCAAGCATCAGATAGCCGGTGAAAAAATCTGCAGCTGTTTTAATTCCTGGGCGACTTTTAAAACTCAGTGGCTTGTTCCTAATTATTCTCCTTAAGATAATGTATACGTGCATTATGTTTTGTTTTTCTGTTTTTTTAATGTTTTCGTTATTGATTGGCGCGCTATAGTTTTGCAAGATTTCATTTGCGGTTACTAAATACGTGTTGGATCCTGTTATAAAGCTCCTAGTTATTACTCCTCGAGTTTCATTGTTGTAGGCTAGCTCGTATTGCGCACACGGGATACTTAGTTTTTTTGCAATTTCGCAGGAGACTTTTTCAGACCAGTCTTCACCATCTCTAGTTATGGTGTTGTTTTGTGAATCGTGTGTTTCAATCGACTTAAATAGATAGTCATTTCCTTTTTTGTCTGAACACCAGTATTTTGCTTTGGTGCCTAAAGGTTCAAATTCTTCATGTTTGAATTCAGAAATATCAAAAACTTGATAAGTCATAGAGTTTTCTAACTCGCCGAGAGTGTTTTTTTATATTGCGGTGAGGCTGGCTGAACGTCGCGTTAAGGAACTCAACGCGGCTGCCCGCCGTTGAAGATATGCCTTAATCCTTTTCTTTTGAAGAAAAATATTGCTCGGAAAGCACTTATCCCCCTCCCGCCGACGGGGTCTGCGTTCTTTTTTTGTGCAAACCCAGATGTAGTGCAAACGAATCGGCAGCCCAGGCGGGCCGGGCCGCTCTGCGGGCGAGCGGCAATTTCACAGATTGCAAAGTTTCGAAGAGAAATGCAGAGCGGTTGCACAGCGATGTAGCAAGCGATTACGAACGGGGCAGGGCTGTAGGCCCTGGATTCATTGCTCAAGAAAGAGAAAAATGTAGGAGTACGGGTATTTTCCGAAACGCGATAGATCGAGTTCCTACCCTAACCATTACCTTCGATTCCATCGAAAAGCTGCCCTAGGCCGCCAGGTGCAAGGGGTCAGCGATGAAAGGGGATTTCAAAACCTGTCTTGACCCTAACTGGTTTCTTGCCGTTTGAGGCGGGCCAAACCTTGCTTGATATGGCCGGCGTTTTCACCAATCGTCTCTAAGGCGCCACGCACGTTTCCACCGGCTTCGACTGAGCCTTGTTCTTCTAGGCGAAGCGTTAGCTCCATCAATGCCGCTTCAAGGGCCAACTGATTTTCATACATCCTTCCAAGCACATCCGAAAGCGGATATTCATGCGTCAT